GCTCTCCTAACGAAGGCCGGCCACGATGCGGAAGCGGTTCGTAAAGCAGTTACCCGCCTCCGTCGTCAGCAAAACAAGTGACACATATTTAACAAGGAGATGAAACAATGGCCTTAAACGATACCATTCTCAACATTGGCAATGCTGCCATGCAGACCGCCATGTCTCACATGGCGATTCACACTGCGCAGCCTAACGCATCGGGTTCGAACGAATCTGCTGCAGCTCGACAAGCGATTACGTGGGTTGCGGCCGCCAACGGTGATCTTGTTGCCACCGTCGACCTCGCTTTCACTGGTGGTGCAGCTTCTGGTGCAGCTACACACGTTGGTTTCTGGTCGGCTTCGAGCGCCGGCACTTTCTATGGTTGGCTTCCTCTCACTGGGGACCAGGCATTCAACGCAGCTGGTGAGTACACCGTTACTGGAGTGACGATTACCGGCACTGCATCATAACAAATAGTTACTACCCTCGGGAGGGGTGAAACGATATGGCTGCTCCGACCGTTAGAGGATTTGCCGCTGCTACTAACACGACCGATGCACTTCCGGCAGTATCAATCACTCTTCCTACACGAGCAGCCGGAGATTTGCTTATTGCGTTTGCTGCAGGAGACTCTGCTACGGCGTTTACTCACACCCAAACTACAAACTGGTCAGAGATAAGTGACGAAGTTACAAGCAGCACTCGACTTGCAGTTTATGCAAGAATTGCCACTAATGACGCTACTGATGCGTTAAGCATAGCTGGAGCTAATACTCAAGACGCATCATTTAACATGGTTGCTATCACTGCTGGTACGCATGGCGTGGTTAACCCAGCTACTGATATTGTCATGGCTACCGCAGCAGCAGGAGCAACGGGCAATGCTAATCCGCCGTCACTTAATGCTTTTCTGGCCAAAGATTGGCTTGCTATTGCGATTGCTGCAGTGGATCTTACTGCCACAGGGTCTTCTATTACGGCCGCACCAACAAACTATACGACTGGTGCTATACTTCAGAAGTCAGCATCTTCTACAAGCTCGGTTGCGCTTGGCGTAGGTTATCGAGCACTGAGTGCTTCTACAACCGAAGATCCTGGCACATTCACGAACACGTCCGGTGTTTGGCTTGCTAAGACTATATTTGTTCGGCCGGCTGAAGCCGATGACGGAACAGCATCAGTTTACTTTGATGCTGTTGCAGATCGTTACACACGATCGGCTACTGGTCTAGGTGGCGTTGGCGTCACGATGAGTTGCTGGGTAAAGTTCCACGCACATACCAGCAGTTGGCGGTATTTTATTGGAGCCGACAATGGCTCTTCTTATTTTATTTTAGGCTTGACTGATAGCAACCAATTCCACGCTTCAACTAGTGGCGGATCTATCGATAACGTATTTACACCAACGCTTGACGTTTGGTATTTCGTTGCAATTGTATATGATCCATCAGGTACTGATCATGTGTATTATTGTGTTGAAGGGGCTTCTACGTTAACTGATGCCCCTGGTACTATTGGTGGAATTACAGATTCTTGGACTTTCCAAATTGGCGCCAATAGTTGGGGCGAATGGGCGCATTGGGCGGGTGCTGATACTAAAGTATGGGCTGCTTCGTTAACTAAAACGGAGCTGGAAGGTGAAATCGGTTATTACGTTCCTCAGAGAACTGCGAACTTGTGGGCTTCATATTACTTCGACGATGGTATTAGCACTATCGATCAATCTGGTAATGGTAGAACACTAACCGCTAATGGTACGATTACTAGTAATGCAGATGGTCCAGCTATTGCGTTTGACTCTAGTGGTCCCATGGAAGGGGCTGCCACTGGATCAATTGCCTGGGTTGGTTCTAGCACAGGAACAAGAACGCCAAAAGGTGAAGCTTCGGGCTCAATTGCCTGGGTGGGTTCCAGTACTGGTAAAAAGTTACTAACTGGATCCGCATCTGGAGCAATCAGTTGGGCGGGTAGTAGCACCGGTGTACGAGTATCAAGAGGTGAATCGACCGGCGCAATTAGTTGGTCTGGAGTTACTACCGGCGCAAGAGCAGCAAATGGTGCATCAACCGGTTCAATCGCTTGGGTTGGTTCTAGTACCGGCGCAAGAGCATCAAGTGGAGCTGCATCCGGAGCTATTGCTTGGGTTGGTGTTGCTGTTGGAGGTAACCTCGGCGTTGTTATTGGTTCAATTACTTGGGCTGGTACTGCTGACGGAGTTTCTCCAAGCATCTCTATAAATGAGGGCGATGCAACTGGTTCGATTAGTTGGGTCGGCTCTAGCACCGGTGTAAGAACGCCAAAAGGTGAACCAACTGGCTCGATTAGTTGGGTCGGCTCTAGCACCGGTGTAAAACTAACAACCGGTTCTGCTTCTGGAGCAATCTCTTGGGTTGGTTCAAGCACAGGCACGAGAACGCCAAAGGGTGCATCAACTGGCTCAATCGCTTGGGTTGGCTCAAGCACCGGCGCAAGAGCATCCACTGGTTCTACGACAGGTTCGATTTCCTGGGCCGGGTCCAGTACGGGTACAAGAGCATCAAGTGGTTCTACGACTGGATCTATTAGTTGGGCGGGTTCCATTACCGGCGCAAGAGCATCAAGTGGTTCTACGACTGGCTCGGTTAACTGGGTTGGAGTAGCGATCGGCGGTAATCTTGGCGTTGTTATTGGCTCGATTACTTGGACTGGTACAGCTACTGGAACGAAACTGTCATCGGGTAACGCTTCTGGCGCAATTGACTGGGTCGGTAGTGTTATTGGATTTGCACCGACCGTTGGAATCAATGACGGTCAAGGACTTGGTTCAATTAGTTGGGTTGGGTCTGCTACAGGCGTAAGAATTTCAAACGGATCCGCATCTGGTTCGATTAGTTGGATCGGTACTGCCGATGGCGATGCACCAGCAGTTGGAATCAATGACGGCGAAGCAACGGGTTCCGTTGTTTGGTCCGGAACTTCCAGTGGTGTAAAAGCACCATTTGGAACAGTAATTGGAGCGATCAGCTGGGCTGGTGTTGCTCTTGGTGCGGAACTTGGAATTGCCATTGGCACAATTACTTGGGTCGGTACTGCCGAAGGGTTTGCAGAGACTCTACCTACACAAGATGGTAATGCTGTTGGAACGATTACATGGGCTGGAACAGCAATAGGTTCTAGTCAGCATACTGGTGAAGTATTCGGTTTAATCGTTTACATGGGCGTTGCTCTTAGTTTGGTTACAGCTGATCCAGCTAAGTTCCTGTTCCTACCTCATGCTAGAGGATATTCTACACGTGCCGCCAGAGGTCATTCTAATTTCACAGAAGTAGTTACTGGGTATAAGCCTAGTATCGTCACAGGAAGGAGCAAAGAGTGAGTCTTGCACTTAATCAAGGACGTAGCATTACGTTTACTCGTCGAGCAGACATTACAGACCCTGACGATCTCTTAGCTTGGTTAAATCTTAATGGTACACTTCGAGATTTTACAGGCTGGACGCTCTCTATGGAGATCATCGACCCAACTACCAACACTATTGCGTATACAAAGACCGCTGGTGTTTTTGGTGATAACGGAACGGGTCAATCAAACGTGTTAATCATTTGGACTACAGAGGAGATGGAGCCTCTTGTCGGTCTTAAGCGATGGCTAGGTCGCATCATTGCCACTAAGGATGATGAACGATCTGAATTTGTTTTAGACGCAAGAGGCACTCTTCCTGTTTGGGTATTTAATCCTGCGCCCACAATCCCTGAACCATGAAATGGAGGTGAGAGATGAGCGATAGTATTTTGGACAGCACGAAGAAAATTCTTGGATTGGACAGTGAGTACACTCCGTTCGATCATGATGTCATTATTTATATCAACAGCACTTTCTCCATTTTGGATCAATTAGGAATCGGGCCGATTGATGGATTTTCCATCGAAGATAATACGGCAACCTGGGATGATTATGTCGTTCCATCGAACCAACTGCAACTTGTTAAGACATACGTATATTTGAAGACTCGTATGTTGTTCGACCCCCCGACCACTTCTTTTCTTATCGAGGCGATGAATAATCAAATCAAGGAAATTGAATGGCGTCTTAATTCTGTTCGAGAAGTCATTGCACAAGAAGCAGCGAATGCTTTGGCAGCAGCAGAGGAGGTGTATTATGAGTAATGCCATTGAAGATTTTCTTCAGCACAAATTTTTCAGCTCAAAAGAGCGTGAGAAGTTGGTTGAGAAAGATCAGGCTATGCCGGGTGGCAGTTTTCCGATTCGCAATCGTCAAGACCTGAAGAATGCCATCCAAGCCTACGGCCGGGCAAAGAATAAAGCTACTGCCAAAGCGTGGCTCATCAAACGTGCCAAGGAATTGAATCTTACAGATCTTCTTCCTGACGGTTGGCTAGAGCATTCTGATGCTGTTGGAGAAGTTCTCGAGCATCACGGTGTGAAGGGTCAGAAGTGGGGGGTTCGTCGCAGCAGAAGGCAGCTGGCAAGAGCTTCTGGAAAAACCGTTAAGGACATGTCTGACGAGGAGCTTAAGAATGCCGTTGCTCGAATGAATCTCGAACAGCAGTATTCTAAATTAACTTCCGGATCAAGCACTAGTTTTAGAAGGAAGGCCGTTGCTGCGGGTGCTACTTTTGCAGGCGGACTCGCTGTGAATGTTGCTCGGACACAAATTCAGAATCAAGTAAATGCGAAAATTGCAGCTGCTCTTGCTGCCAAAGCAGCAAAGAAGAAAGCTGGCCTTTAATCTATAAAGGAGTAGCTAATGGCGTTATCAAACACGGCAACTCCTGAGTATTATGGGAAATTTCGTGAAGCAGTTCTACGAGGTGATATCGTCGTCAACAAAGAAATCTCAATGGAGATGAATAGAATTGACGATTTGATTGCTAATCCTAACATTTATTACGACAACATGGCGATTCATGGATATGTAAAGTATTGTGAATTCGAGTTGACGTTGACTGATGGCGGCGATCTTCACCTCTTAGACACGTTCAAGTTATGGGCAGAACAACTTTTTGGTTGGTATTACTTTATTGAACGAAGTGTTTATAAACCTGATGGTAAGGGTGGCGGCCACTATGAACAGAAGACGGTCAAGAAGCGGCTAACTACTAAGCAATACCTCATTGTCGCCAGAGGTGCTGCCAAGTCGATGTATGCCTTCACCATTCAGTCCTTTGTGTTGAACGTAAACACCTCAACCACCCATCAGATAACCACCGCCCCCACCATGAAGCAGGCCGAAGAGGTAATGACACCCTTTAGGACTGCCATCACTAGAGCCAGAGGACCCCTGTTTAAGTTTCTTACAGAGGGTTCCCTACAGAATACCACTGGATCAAGAGCCCAGCGAGCTAAGTTAGCTTCCACTAAAAAGGGAATTGAGAACTTTCTTACTGGCTCTTTGCTAGAGATTCGACCAATGACCATCAACAAGCTTCAGGGTCTACGTCCAGCTTGTGCTACGATCGATGAATGGTTGTCTGGTGATCTAAGAGAGGACGTTGTTGGTGCTATTGAACAGGGCGCTTCTAAACTAGAAGACTATTTGATCGTCGCTATTAGTTCTGAGGGAACCGTTCGAAACGGTTCTGGTGATACCATCAAAATGGAACTAAATAGCATTCTTCGTGGAGAGTATCAAGCGCCTCACGTTTCGATTTGGCATTACAAATTGGACGATATAGAAGAAGTTGCTGATCCTGCCATGTGGATTAAGGCAAATCCGAACCTTGGAAAGACTGTAACTTACGAAGCATATCATTTAGATGTAGAAAGAGCTGAAAAAGCTCCTGCTTCTCGTAACGATATTCTGGCAAAACGGTTTGGTATTCCAATGGAGGGTTATACGTACTTCTTCACCTACGAAGATACTCTTCCACACCCGCCGAGAGAGTTCTGGGGGCTTCCTTGTGCTCTTGGTGCGGACTTGTCACAAGGCG